TTACTGATTTTTTTAATAAAAAATATTCTGGATTATCTGTAGAATCATATTGATATACACTTGTATTTGTGGGGTCTATAGATGAAGAATAATTAAATCTAACAGGATCTACTGTATAAAATTTTATATCATCTGCTGTTTTAAAAGAAGAATTAGTGTTTATATCTAAAGCATATGTGTAATCAGGATGATATGTACTATCTCCTACATTTTGAATAGATGGGACTAATTGATATACATCTAACATAGTGCTAGCAGCTGTTGTTACTTTTGGTTTATACCCCATAGAATAAGCTAAATTATATAAATTTTCTTCTTCTTGAGCTAATAATAAAAAACTTTCTCTTAATTGAGTATCAGTGTAAAAAGATAATACGTCTCCTACATAAGCAGCCATTTCGAGAAACATCATTCCTGGATTTCCTTCACTAAAATCATTAAAATTATTAGGATAATAAACTTCTGTGAATTCCATTAATTGATCCCTAAAAGAATTATAATCTTTATTTAGGTATTTTACATCTTTATCTTGATTTTTATTTGATACTTTTGAGTAAGCCATATTAAACAGTTATTAAGATAGCATCTTGAGTACTATCTAAGTTAAATTCATATATTATTTTTATTGTTATAGTATGTTCATCTGGATTAAAATTTATCTGTGTATCTGATAATGTTATTTCAGGAATATAAAATTGAATTTGATTATGTATTTCTTCATTTACTGCTTCACTATCTATATTATTTTCAAATAAAAAATTTTGTAATCCTATACCAAACCCTGGATGATTTATTCTTTCTCCTTTTTTTGTTAATAAAAGATTTAAAAGATTACTTTTAACTTGTTCCTTAGTAGTAGGAGTTCCTGTAAACATATTTGTTTCATCTAAGGGAAAAGCTACCCCAATAGTAACATTTCTATTAATATCTAATGGGTTTTTTCTTTTTACTCCTTGAATTATAGGCATATTTTATTTTGCTTTTTTCTTATCTATTGCTTTCATTAAACTACTATAGTCTCTTGTAACTGCATCTGCTACTGCTGTAGGCATTCCTGTTGTATCCATAGGTAAAGGGGCAGATGTTGCAAAAGGTTGAGCCATACTTACAGGAGCATTTCCTGATTCTGTGTTTGTATCTCCCATTGCTGTTTCATTTAATAAATCATTTAAAGTAGAATTATTTGTAAAATTTTGTTTTATTGGTGGTCTTTTAGGTAATACGTTTGACCCCATAATTTTTTCTCTTAATTCATTTTTTGCTGTTTTAGGTATTGAATTAGGTACTTTTACTATTCTTTCTTTATGTTCTGTAATTGTTGGTTTTAATTCATCACGTAAATCTTCTTTAAGTGTTTTAATTTCTCTACGTAACGCATAATCAATTTCTTCTCTAACTACTTTTCTAATTAGATTTTCAAAGGTTTTTGCTTTCATGTTGTTATCTATTATTTATTATAAATATAAAATTTTTTAATTTATTGGTACAATTTTTCTTTCAAATCTTGTTTTAAATCCAAAATCTAAATTTTGTAAATGTTCTACTATTTCTTTTTTTCCTTGTCCTTCAAGTTCTAATATAAGATCTTCATAAATTGTAGTTAATCTTTCTGAAATACCTCCAAGTTCTGAGTTATTTACAACTCCTCCTCCTGCACCTGTTCCTGTTCCTCCATATCCTGGAAGTCCTTGATTTCCTCCAGCTCCTATACCATTACCTGAACCTAAATTTCCATTTATTCCATTTCCTATACCCATACCTGCTCCTGTACCTGTACCTGTATTTCCATTATTACCAGGACCAGTTCCTACTGTTCCTAAACCTACATCACTTCCTAATCCTTTATTTCCATTTAATACATTAGGATCAGGGTATAATCCTGTTGGGTCATTTTTTAATATTTCTGATTCTAATAAAGATTCATTTATATTTCCATCAGAATCTCTAACAGAGGAATTTGATGTATTACACATTTGGAGATACATTAAATATAAATATTCTATAAATGCCATCATTTTTTGTACAAGATCTAAAATAGGTTGAATTAAAAGAACAGCTGCTAATATAGATGCTACTATTTTTAAAGCCATTTTCATATACTTTTTGGCTGCTTTTGATCCCGATTTTATCATTCCTCCAAATTCACCAATTATTCCTATACCCTTAATAATTATCATAGCTAATTTTTGTTGTATACCACCATGAGCTAACATACCTACTAAAAAATTTATTCCTAATTTAGCTACTATCATTAATATTTCAACTACTATTAATATAACTGCTAATATACCAAATATTATTGCTATTTTTGGTAATATTCCATCTGTTATTTTTTTAATTTTTGCATTAATAGCATCTAATTTACCTTTAGCTTTTAATAATATTGCTTCTAATTTTTCTAAAATACCATGTAATTTATTGTATACCTTTTTCATTTTTTCTTGAGCAGATATACTACAAGCAGCTGATATTAATTTTTCTTTAATTTCATCTTTTGAAGGTAATTTTGATAAAACTTTTTCTTTTATCATTTTTTTACCTTCATCTTTTATTTTTGATTTAGCTTTCATCATTACACCGCTTATTTCACGGTTCATTAAAAGACTTACTTGTTGTGTTGACATTTTATCCTATTTTAGTTATATCACTTTTTATTGAACTTATTCCAGGTTTAGCCATAGCATCATCTTTTAATTCTTGTACTCTTCCTTTTATGGCTGCAAACATACCTTCATTTTTCCAGTTTGCTGTAGTTAATTTTCCTTTTCCTCCTGAAGGGCATTGGAATTGTAAATGATCACATATTACATCTATCATATCAAGAAATATTTCTAATACTCCTGTATCTCCTCCTAAAAATTCTCCTAATTCATCTCCTAAAATTGCTGGATTAGATGGTAATGATTGATCATGTTTATTTAAACCTAAATAAATATTAGGTGCATTTACTATAAATTTATTTTTATCTATATTTGTTGTGTCAAAATGAATACTTCCATTAGTACTAAATCCTATAACTTTATCAGAATATAATAATATTGAATCATTTTTAGCATTAAATACTAATCTATCTGAATTTATAAGTACTTGTTTTCCTTGAAATAATCCTGGTTTTGTTGGTATGTAACTCATATTATACTAAATTTTGAATTGCTTCTACTATTCCTTCTTGATATTCTTGTTTATATCCTCTTCTATACCCTCCATAAGATTTATGAATATCTTCTCTTTCTGAAGCTAATGTTGTTCTTTTTATATTTTGTCCTTTTTTATAAGATATATGAATCCATGATTTATTTCCTCTTTCAGGATAAGCCCACATTAATTCATAAAATTCTGGTAAATTTTTAATACACCAATTAAATATATAAGATGTATGTTCTTCTGATATTTTAAAATCAATAGCACATCCACTTATATGATTACTATTATCATGAGAACCTCCAATCATTCTATTTAATGTTAAACTTCTATAAGCAGATATTAATATAAAATTAGGATATGCTTCAATTATTCTATCTACACAATTTTCCATTAAATTTTTTAAATTTTTAACTATTTGTTCTCCATTATAATTTAAATCTACTCCTGGATAGTTATTTATTTCACTAAATGTTGGATTTTTATAATCATAAGATATTAATTGTTTTAATTTATAATAGTTTCCTATATTTTGTTCTAATGGACTATATATTTCTGATATACTACCTGAAGATAATGTATATAATTCAGGGGTTGATTTTGTTGGTTTTGTTAAAGTATTTAATATTACATCATTTTCATAATTTAAGAATTGGGTGTCTGTTTTTCTTTCTATTATATATGATGTTTGTTCTTGTACATCCCAAGGTAATTCACTTTCTATCATTTGTTCAATAATAGTAGGTGTTTTTGGAGAATGTAATACTACATCTTCTTTTATATTACCTGATTTAAAAGAAATATCTTCTATTTCTGGTTTAATTATTATATTTTCTTTTTTTTTAACCATTATATTGGAAGTAAAGATTCTCCTGCAAGATATGAATCTTCATTATCTGAAGCAGGAGTAAAATCTGTTATTTGTTGGTTAGAAGTTAGATAAATACTAGAATCATCTAAGTCTATATTTTCTACTGTGTGTTCCCAACCTTTATCGTTTATTTCTTCTATTCTTTGTCCATTTTTTATAATTATAATAGGTTCTCCATTTTGACCTAAATCGCTCCATCTATTTTTATTTGCTTCTGGAATTACTTGATCCCCCATCATACTTATAGCTTGTGATGTTGATCCTAATCTTATAGAATTTCCAAATCTACCTTCTACAATCATATCACCTTCATAAGGTAATAAAGGTTTAATTCTTACTTGTTCTCTAAAATATTTTCCTAAATTTATATCTGTACTTCCATCTGTTACTTGTCTGGATATTGCTCCATTTTCTGAATTTGTATAATCAGCTAATACATTAGGATTTTTTGTATTTTGGATTGTGGGAAGAGCATTATGGTGTGGATGATTCCATATATTTAAACTAGGAATATAAAAATTAGATGTAGAATTATTTCTATATGTATTTTTATCATAAGTAGATAATATTAATACTATTTCATTTTTTAAAGGATAATTTTTAATATTTGCAAATAAAGGAAAAGCACTATTACCACTTAACCAAGCTCTTTCTAAAGGTAAATTATCATCTAAATAAGTAAAAGTAATAGCCCCTATAGCATCATGTTTACCAAATTGTTCTGCATATGGGTGTTCTATATCTAATATTATATCTAATACTCTTACTGCTAGTAATTTAGAACTTTCTGGTGATGCAGATATATTTATTCTGTCTTTTTTATATACTGCCATTTTATTTAGGTTCTTCTATTTGTTTTGGATTTTCAACTGTTTTAGCTATTTCTTCAGCTACATCCATTAATTGATCCATTTCTTCATTAGTTAATAATCCACCATCTCCTGTTGAAGCAGCACCTGTAGATAAACGTTGTACAATAGCAGCCATTTTGATAAGTTGGTCATCATTTTTAACACTAATTTCCATATATTCTTTAATTAAAGGAACTACTACAGTAGCATCACCTAAAGATTGAACTAAAGGACGTAATTCTGCTATTAAAGATGCAAGTTGTTTTGCTTTTTTCTTTTGATTGCCATGAATTTCTTTGAGTAAATCACCAAAGGATTTATCGTCAAAAAGTATTTGATTTAATGAATCCATATTATTTTATTATAAATATGGAATTTTTAGACTTTTACATACCCCGTTTCAATAAATTCAGAGTAAAGTTCTTTATATAAAACTTTTAATTTTTTAGTTACTTTAGTAATAACTGGGGTATCTACATCTGTCATTTCTCTAATATAAATATAAAGTGCTTTTTTATTAAATATTTCTAAATTTTCTCTACGTTTAAAAAGTACATTTATAGCATCACATACTTTTCTATCTTT